GTACTAACAGATGTAACAGATCCAAATGGACCATATTATACAGACACATTGACAAATGTAGTAGTATTTGATAGAAAGATGTTAGCAAATGCAAATAGAGACCAAATATTAAATGCATTAGGACATGAATTTGGACATTACAGTAAAGAAGATAATAAGACAGGAACCCAAACTATAGCTAATTATTCGGGAGAGAAATTAGAAGATAGAACAAAAGGTATCGTAGTTAAAGAAGCAACAGAAGATACCTTAGCAGCAATAAGAAATAATAAGAATGTAATAACAGGAGAAAAAGGAAGATTATTAGCTGAAAGTATTCCTATGGAGAGAAGGGAATATGCTTTATATTCTGTTTCAAGAGAGCTTGATTATTCAGAGCAATATTATAAATTAAAAGAAGCAGCAGAAAAGTATGCAAAAAACCCTTCTCTTGATACAAGAGAAAAATATGACTATGAACTTTCTATGTCATTTATACCATTTTTATCAAGTTTTGGGACACATGGATATATACTTTATGTTCCAGAAGAGGATGAACAAGAAGAAGCTAAAAAGAATACTGATGATTATTTTCCATTATATGGGGAATTTGAAGGAAAAGTTGGAAGAACATATGGAGGGCACAATATAGATGGTAATTTAGAGGTAGTTCCAAATCAACCTCAAGATAAACTGGTTGTACAAAAAATAACAAAAGGTGATAAAACAGATAAACTAACACCTTTAAAAGGCTATATGAAATTAGAAAAATTGGAAAGTTCAGTTTATGATACAAAAGAATTAGATAAAAAATTCTTAACAGACATGTATTTTTATATAAAAAATCAAAAGAATGGATTAGCACCTAAATATGGAGCACTTGGGCTATATAATAGGGAAATAAAAACTCCTTTAGGTACATATAGAATAAAATTAGGGGGAGTAAATTGTAATTCTTTAATAGGAACAGAAGAAGAAAGATTATATATAGAGAATATTCCTAAAGATGCTCCTGGTATAGATCCAGGTAGAAAAGGAAGAATTCCTGAAGAAATGTTTAAATAGGGTGATAAATATGTTAAGAATTTTATTTGTAATAATTAATATTTGTTGTCGATATTTTAGCGACTGTTCCCATGAGCCCAGCCCACGCTTCAGCGCAGCCTTCTCAGCAGGCTAAGGAGCCTCCTTCAGCTTCCCCCACAGCTATCCCGTCTAGCTTGGCGCCTACGGCTGATCCTACCAAATAGTAAATTCTATTCGAGCTCTGCCGATAAGCGCTGTACCCGTTTTCGGCAGGGCACTTGAGAGAAAAGGAAACATATTATGTCTTTTGGCCAGCGTAAGCTTGATCGAGAAAAGCCGGAAATTGATTTTCCCGAGGGCGATGTGGACGCAGGGGCCGCCGGGCAGGAGGAGGCGCCAGCTGCCCCTGAGGAGGCTGAGAGCACCCCCGAGGCGCCCAGCACCCCCAGCGAGCTCGACGCCCTGAAAGAGCGACTGGGGGCCCTTGAGGCGGTACTCGCCAACAAGGACGAGGAGATCAAGGCCCTGCGTGACACCGCAGCTAAGGACTCCCTGATCCGTGACGCAGGCCTCCCCTCGAAGTACGCCCAGTTCCTACACGGAGACGAGTCCGGGTGGGGAGATCAGGTATCCACCCTCCTGGAGCTCACCAGCAAGACCCCTGCGCGCCCCCGCGACCCCGCGGTAGACGCCCAGGTCGGCTCCGACTCGGAGGACCGCGAGACCGCCATCCTCCGCATGTTCGGGCTCGCCGAGTAACCCCTGCCTGACAGGGGCAACATCTAGAACAACTCTGCCGGTCAGGCAGGAAGGAGACGCGAATGGCGGACAACGCTGCCAAGGTCGCAACCATTGCAAAGCTTACCGCTGGCGGTAACGCCGAGGGCTTCCCGAAGGAGGTGCTTGCCCCGATCTGGAAGCGGGCCTTCGCTGGCTCCATCGTCCAGAAGGTCGCTGGCACCGTCCCGGTTTCCCTGGCCGGTAACGCAGTCAGTATGCCGGTAGGCCAGCCTGTCGCCGGTATCGTCCAGGAGAACGCTGACAAGCCTGTCGTTGACGTCTCTGTTGGCCTGAAGACCTTCAGTCCCGTCAAGACGGCTGCGATCGTGTCGATCTCTAAGGAGGCGCTCATGGCTAACCCCCTGAACGCCTTCGATGACCTGGAGGATCAGCTGGCTGAGGCTATCGCCCGCTCGATCGACACCGCCGTCATTCACGGCAAGGACGCCCTCACCGGCACTGCCCTGGCGGGCAAGGAGTCCCTGTCCTCCACCACGAACGTTGTGGAGCTGGACCCCGCCAAGTTCGACACTACCGGCTACCTCGGCAAGCAGCTCGCTGCGGCTTACGACAAGGTCGTGAACACTGACGGCGAGACTGACTACGACTTCAACGAGTTCCTCCTGTCGCCGAAGTTCCGGTCCATCATCATGGGAGCAACCGACGGCTTCGGTCGCCCGCTCTACCAGGCGTCCCCGAACCTGGCTGACCAGTTCACCAGCGTTCTGGGCATCCCCGCCGTCTACCACAAGGCTGTTAACGGCCGCGGCAAGGTGTCTGAGCCGAACCTGCTGGGCTTCGGTGGTGACCTGAAGGAGAACCTGCGTCTCGGCTTCGTTGAGGGCCTCACCTGGGCTACCGCCGACCAGTACGCCGCCGGGATGGACCTGTTCGGCACGAACCGTATCGCGATTCGTGTTGAGGCCATCTTCGGCTGGGTTCTGCGTGACCCGCAGGCGTTCGTGAAGATCACGAAGAAGGCTGGCTGATGAGTCCGTGGGGCGAGGGTTCCGTAACGCTCTCGCCCCACGGGTGACACCTAGGGAGGAGAAGAAGTGGCCGTAGCGGAGAGACTCGACGTCGAACGCACGCTCATGCGCGACCTCGAGGTCGATGAGGCAAGGTGGGTGGGCGCACTTCTCGAGCGCGCTGAGGCCCTTATCCTCCTCCGCATGCCTGACGCCGTTAACCGGTGTCGCGTCGACTACCCGTTCCGTGTGGCTCTCATCATGGTGGAGTGCGAGGCTGTCGCGCGAGTGTTGCGTGCTCCCGGCGGCGGGCTCTACAAGTATGAGACTGAGGGCACCTACACCTACTCGGTGAATCAGGCCGTGGCTTCCGGTCTCCTGGAGATCACTCAGCGGGATTGGCAGGCGCTCGAGGGCGGCGCCGGAGGGTGGGGTAGCGCAGCCCCAGTCCTGGACGGGTATGCTCGGAACCGGCGCGGCGGGGAGTGGTCCCCGGACGTGTCGAAGACATTCCTAATGTCTTTCCGGCGGGCTTCGGTCCCGGATAAGCCAGCCACCCCCGAGCTGGGGTTGCAGCGGTGGGAGGGGTGGCGTACCACATGGTGACCTTCCGTCCTCGCCGCGGCCGATACCTGGAGAACGGGCCTCACGCCGTAGAGGTCACTGTCGCGATTGTGTCTGAGGGCCGCACCGGGCGCCGCTACACGCCCGGTGAGACGTTCTACGTCGATAAGGTTCTAGTGCAGCCCTCCGCCGGTAACGCGTTGAAGGCCACGGAGAACCGTATCATCCGCGGTGATCTTACCGATGAGACTACCTTGAAGATTATGGGGACTGGCCGGAAGTGGCCGGGCGGTCCACACTCGTGGGTGAAGATCATTAAGGGGCCACCGTCACTGGAGGGGAAGACTTTCCAGCAGGCTGGTGAGCCGCTCACCTATGATGCCTCGCCGATGACGCGCCATTTCAGTGTCCGCTGCGACACCCTGGGTACGGTGGCGAAGTGATCCACGCCTACGACAATAAGCGGATCCACGAGGATATTGCGGAGGTTGTTGCCCGCCAGCCGGAGTTTGCTGCGGCCGCGGCGAAGGTGTTTGCTGAGGTGAAGGCTGCCGCTTCCGCGCACGTCGACTCCGGCGAGCTTTTTGCCTCATACGGCATGGAGCAGGGGAAGGTGGACTACACGATCGCCCCGTCCACCGACCATGATGCGGCCGTAGAGTTCGGTCACTACGTGTATCAGGACCGTCAGGGGCGTCGCACTGGGCGGGAGGGTGCACGGTATCGCACATGGGTTCCTGGCTTAAATATCCTTCGTGGGGTAGTTCGGGATAATGGGGGATTCTAGTGGCCTACGTTAATCCTCTCCCGTTCATTTACCGGTACATGAAGGATGCTGCCGCCCATGGTGTGGGCGAGTGGCCTATCCTCGAGAAGATCGTTTGGCGCACCCATGGCGACGTGGATGACCCAATGAATGAGCTCGTGTGCCGAGTGCAGATGACTATTGCGCGCACGCACCCGTCTGGGCCTAGGTTTGCGGCCACCCAGATTCGTGCGCGGCTCTATATGACCGGCCCGGACGGGGATGAAGTTTCTGATGCTTCTGACGCCCTGGTTCAGGCTGTAGATAAGGCTTGGAGGGACGGTATGATTACCTCTGAGGGCTGGGCGACTTACCTGGAGTGGACTCAGCTTCCCACACCGGAAACGGATATGGGGACCACGGCAGACTACATCAACATGGTTTCGTCCCTTCAGGTGACGGCCAGGAAGGGGGCCTGATGGCTAACCTCGGAAACAGTAAGATTCAGATCGCGGGTAAGGGGCACGTCTACATCGGTAATGTGGACACTGTTGCCCCGAACCTGTGGGGCTACACTTTTGGTGACGGCACCACGCTCGAGACTGCTGGGTGGACGTGGCTCGGTGATACCTCAAGCGAGAACCTGATTGAGGTGGAGACCGATGGCGGCGACACCTCCACGAAGCGCACCTGGGACCGTCAGGGTGTCCGCTCCACCCGCGAGGACGTAACCAACAAGGTGACCATCAACGCCGTCAATCTCGGCGAGGACGTCATGCGCGTGGCCTTCCCCGGCTCCACCTATGACGCCGAGAAGGGCGGCTGGGATGTCGAGCTGGACAACTCGAGTGAGCGCGCCGTCCTTATCGTCATCGAGGATGGCCTGCTCGTGTCGGGCATGCTGTTCCGCCGCGTGTCCCTGGCCGGTAACCTGCCGTCCCTCTCGCTGGACAACTTCAGTGAGGTGAAGATCTCTGGGACTCTGCTGTCTCCCCCGTCGGGTAAGACTCGCGTCCAGATGCTCGAGCCGCGCACCGTCACCGGCGTTGGCACAGCGAAGCCGACCATCACAACCCTGGCCCCGGCCACTGGCGCGGTTGGCGCTAAGGTCACCATCACCGGAACCAACTTCAACGGTGTCCGCGAGGTGAAGTTCGGCGACAAGGTGGCAACCTTCGAGAAGGACTCCGCCACCCAGATCACCACCTATGTGCCGCGCGGCGCTACCGGCGCGGTCAACGTCGCGGTCACCAACAACGTCGGCGCGTCCGACGGGAAGCAGTTCACTGTCAACTGATGATCTCCGTCCGGCCGCCATGTAGGGGTGTGTGGTGGCCGGACGGCAACACCCCATTGCACCCCAGCAGAAGGAGAAGGCAATGGCCTCCACCAAGAATGAAGTCCCTGACTTTGAGACCCTCGAGGGGCATGAGATCTTCAAGCCCGTCGACATGCTCCGTCCTTCCCAGCGGCTCCGCCTCACCGCGAAGGTGCTGCCCATGGTTGACGACTCAGACGAGTTCACTGACGAGAACATGGCCGTTCTGGCTGACATGACCGAGTTCCTTGAGGACAACGGCTACATCACCGACCTGGATGCGTGGACCCGCTTCTTCAGTACTCACGGCATCGAGGGGGCTATCACTCTGGCTACCGCTTACGCGGGGGAAGCCACAGGCGCCAAGCAGTAGATGACTACTTCCGGGACAACCCTGATGCTGCCGCGGACTTCTGGGCGCTTTACCGCATCGACGTCTACGGCAGCTACAGGGTTCGTCTCGTGGAGTCACTGCTTGAGCGCCTTTCTTACGAGCCCTGGTCGCTGTACAGGGCGAAACAGCTGGGTGGGCCGCAGTGGTTCGGCTACTCCGCCGACTCGGAGAGGCTTAACGCCTTGATTGACGGTCAGCGCCTTCAGACGAAGGCGGCCAGCGGCCGGGGGAGGGCGTACCTGAAGGTCTCTGAGATGGCTCCCAGGCCCGGAACTGTTAAGGCGAGTACGGTAGTATCGAGTAAGGATACTGCTGCAATGGCGGCCCTGTTCGGGGCCCTAGGTTGAGAGGTTAGGGGATGGCCGGTAAGGGTATTGTCGGTAAGCTCGGAGTCAAGGTCGTCCCCGACCTCTCTAAGTTCGCTGACGAGCTGAAGAAGAAGCTCCGTCGCATCCAGAAGCAGGTGGGCGACCTCGATGTTGAGGTTAACGCTGAGGTTGATGTTGATGAGGAGTCACTCAAGAAGGCGCAGGAGAAGGTGCGCCGCAGCGACTCCAAGATGCCTGTCGAGCCTGACCTCGATACCGGGTCTCTCACGAAGCTGAAGGCGAAGCTGCGTGACCTGAAGGCTGAGCTCAAGGTTAACCCGAACCTCTCTGAGCAGGACAAGAAGCGGATTGAGCAGAAGCTCGATGATATTCGCACCAACGTTCACTTGAGCACGGACAAGACGGACCTGGCGAAGCTGTCCCGCGAGGTGAAGGGTGCGGCCGGGAGCATTAAGGCGCAGCTGACGCTCAATAAGCGCTCGGTGGCTGACATTGAGCAGAAGATCAAGTCCCTCAAGGCCCAGATTGACGCGTCTCCGAAGCTAAATAAGGCAGCCAAGGCGGCAATTGAGAAGGACATCAGTAAGCTCCGCTCAGTTGTTGACGTGCACGCTCACCTGTCGGAGGAGCAGAAGAAGAAGATCAAGCACGAGCTGAATAAGCTTGATGGCAAGGCGACCATTAACGCTGATCTGGATGACGGCAAGGCTAGGTTTGACCTGAAGCGCCTCATCCACCCTAGGTGGGTGGATATTAATGTGCGCCTAGGTAAGGCTTCCGTGGCTCGCGTGGCTGCTCAGCTGAAGGCGCTGGCGGGAGGGAACGTCTTTGAGTCGATCGGTCGTAACCTGAACGATTTCCTCCGCAACCTGGATACCGCTTCAGTGAAGATCGGCACTGTCGCCACCCTGATTGGTGGCGCTGTGTCCGTGCTGGGGGCAGGGATGGGTGTCCTGTCCTCCGTGGGTGTGGGGATAGCGAAGGCTACTCCGGCCCTGCTGGCCTTGCCTGGCATCTTTGGCGGGGCGGCGGCGGGTGCTGGTGTCCTGATTGCCGCACTGAAGGATGCGAAGACTGTCCTGGGGGACCTGAGTCCAGCGTTTGAGGGGCTACAGAAACAGATCTCGTCCTCGTACTGGGGGCAGGCTGCGCAGCCGATCAGGGATTTCGCTAACACTGCGATCAATGAGCTCTCTCCGGCCCTCTCTACGGTGGCGACACACTTGGGGTCGATGACGGCTGCGATCGCAACTGCGGCGAGTGGGCACCTGCCTGGCTTCCAGCAGTCCCTGACCTACCTGTCGCAGGCTCTGAGCCTGGGGTCGACTGGGGCTGCAGCTTTCACTAACGGGCTCCTCACGATGGGTGAGGTTGGCGCTAAGTATCTGCCGAATATTGCCCAGTGGGCCAACGATCTCGCTCTCTCGTTTGAGAAGTGGGCTATTAAGTCCGCCGAGTCCGGGAAGATGGACCAGTCTATTCAGGCGGCGGCGAAGGCATTCGGTACCCTTAAGGACATTACGGTCGACCTGGGGGGGATTATCGCTGGCCTATTCAAGGCGATGGCGAACGGGTCGGCGCCGATCGACTCTATCGCTACAGCCCTGGATAGGGCTAATGCCGCGGTCAATGGCCCCTTGTTCCAGTCGACCTTGACATCCTTGTTCTCGTCGATGTCTGTGGCGGCTGGGAAGGCGTTTGAGGGCGTGGGCGCCCTGGGTGGCGCGTTCGTGTCACTGGAGCCGACCCTGGCTAAGGTTCTCCCCTTGATTGGGGAGACGCTGAAGACCGCCCTGGAGGGTATCGCGACGGCCTTGGAGAACCCGGCCTTCCAGGAGGGGCTAGTGCAGTTCTTCTCAGGGCTGCTGACGGCTGTTCAGGCTCTCGCTCCGGCTATGCCAGCCCTGGGAGAGGCGTTCGGAGCTATCGCTACTGTGGCTGGCACCCTGTTGGCGGCTATCGCTCCGCTGGTGGCGCAGCTGGTGGAGCAGCTCGCCCCGGTGCTTCAGCAGCTGGTTCCGATCCTTACGCCGATTATTGAGCAGCTGGCGTCTGCGCTGATGCCCGTTATTCAGGCGCTCGGTCCGCTCTTGTCGGAGTTGTTCGCCGTGCTGGGGCCGATTATTACCGAACTTCTGGCTGCGATCGTTCCAGCTATTCAGCCGATTGTTGAGGCGCTAATGGGGGCGCTGATTCCTGCTATCCAGCTTATTGGAACTGTGGTCCAGGCGCTTATGCCGATCGTCATCCCGATTGTCAACATCATCAAGAATGCCTTCGTTAACATGATGATGGTGATCCAGGGAATCATTAACGTTGTCATGGGTGTCATCACGGGCGACTGGTCTCGGGCGTGGAACGGGATCAAGCAGATCGGCTTGGGGGTGTGGAACTATATCAAGGCGGCTTTTGCCGGCTTCGGTCAGCTGATCGTCGCTATCGCCCAGGCTGCGTGGAACCTGCTCGGGAGTGTCATCACCGCCGGGTGGAACCTGATCAAGCAGGGGGCGTCCTGGGCGTGGAACGCAATCACGTCCACTATCTCCTCCGGGGTCAACCGGGCCGTCAACTGCGTCAGGAACCTGCCCAACGGTATCAGGAATGTCTTCTCCAGCGCCGGGTCCTGGCTTATGAGCGCCGGTAGGAACGTGATCCAGGGTTTCATTAACGGCCTGAAGTCCATGTATGGCTCAGTGAAGTCCTCACTGGGGGGTCTCACCAGTAAGCTGACGTCCTGGAAGGGCCCCGCCCCCGTGGACCGGGTAATCCTTAAGGGCGCAGGCCAGATGGTGATGCAGGGTTTCATTAACGGCCTCGAGTCGCAGTACTCGGCAGTCAGGGACTCTCTCGAGGGCTTCACCAACACCCTGAGCAGGGATGTGGCCCCAGAGATCTCGGCCACCGTCTCGGGGAACTACGAGAAGTCGGTGAAGCGCCAGTTCGGCAACATGGACCTCGAGGCCCCCACGCAGGGTGGTCGCACATCCGGTGGCACCACGGTCAACATCACCAACAACTACCCGCAGGTGCAGCGGGACTCGAAGACCCGCGACGACGTCGCGGACGCTATCCGCCTGGCCGCGAGCATCTAGGATTAGAGCATGAGCAGTGAGTATCACCTGAATGGGGTAGACCTGGACCAGCCGGGGAAGTGGCGGGTCATGGAGGGCACCCTCCTGCCGTCTGTGCCGGAGCCGCGCCTGACGTCCACCGAGGTCCCCTCCAGGAGTGGCATCATCGACGGGGCGGCCACGAGGTTCGGCACGTTCAAGGTGACTGTCGCGCTCATGGTTGAGGGGGAGGACAGGGCCTCCCTGGATGCGAACTGGCAGGCCCTCATGGCCCGCCTGCGGCTCTCTGGGGCCCTGGGTGTGCTCCAGCACCGCCCGGCTGGCGCTAACCCCAGAGAGACTCGCGTGCGACTCGTGAGCGTCGCCCAGCCAACATGGAGGTACGGAGAGTGGGCGATCGACACGACAGTCATATTCGAGGCTGTTGACGGGGTGTGGCGCGACGTGACCCCAGTGGTGGTGACGCTCCCTAATCTCGACGGCCTTGCGGGTGGGTCGGCCCCGATCACTGACGCCCTACTGAAGCTCGCTCCTACTGCGAACACGTGCACCATCAAGGATGTCACCTCTGGGACATCCCTCACGTGGCGTGGCACTATGGAAGGCGGCCAGAGACTCCTCATTGACGTGGCCAGCTATGATGCCTGGAGGCAGGTGTCTGAGCGGTGGGAGCCCGTGCCGGGGGTACCGAGTCGTGCTGCCGAGATAAGCATGTCCCCCGAGGGGTTCCAGCTAACACCCAACAGTGAAGGCAAGATCGTCCTGCAGGTCACCGGCACGGCTGGCTCTATCCGGGCGAGGAGGGCGTACTGATGCAGCGCACCTACTTCCCCGGCATGCAGCTCCGTGCGGTCGCCTACGAGGTGCAGGGGGACCGTATCGGGGTGGTCCCGGACGTCCTGGAGATGACTGTCACCACTCCCCGAGGCGAGACCCCGACCCTTTCCATGTCGTATGCCCCTGGCTCTAATGCGGTACGTGGGAACGTCCTTGAGGGTGAGGTCGAGGTCTCTATTGAGGCTACCTTCGACGGCGACACGTGGGAGGAGCTACCCGACTCTCGGTTCGTCACCCAGAAGACCGAGCATAACCTCGTCAATGACGGCACGGACTCCCGCAAGGTTGAGGCCATCCACGTCAGCGACTACATGAAGGAGGCCCTGGTCTGGTCCGTCCCCGAGGCGGCGAAGGACAAGGAAGGCAAGTTCAAGTTCCTGTCCGAGAACGCTGGGGAGATCATCGGCACGGTTTGGCAGGCCGCCACCAAGCGAGGGTGGGGTAAGGGCCTCACCCTGGACGCCACCACCACGACCGACTCCGCCAACCAGCGGTGGGCGAAAGTCGTCACCCTCTACTTCGACCCCTCTATCAGCATCCTTCAGATCGTCGACTCTCTCCGGGATCTGGGAATGATTGACACGGTGTGGCAGGGCCGCACCCTGAAGATCTATAACGCTGACACGACACAGGCCAGGGACCTCACGGCCTCCAGGGTATGGCCCCTGGCAACCACCCTCACTGGGGCCCCGGAGGCGGCGACCTGGGCTGACATGTGCACCGACGTCCTGGTGAAGGGCGAATCCGGCCGCACGTGGCTCATCCACAATGACACCACCCCGAAGTCCATGCGGCGCGTCGAGAAGGTCGTAGAGGCGGGCGGCGTTGAGCTCGAGGCCACCGCGAGGCTAGTGGCGGAAGCCACCCTGAAGTCCGGGGCCCATGTCAGGGAGGAGATCAAGCGCGAGTGGGCGGCGCCTGACGTACATATGCTCCCGTGGCAGGACTATCGTCTGGGTGACTGGATGATGGTTGAGAGACAGGGCGGCATGGAGCGCCTTCAGGTCGCACAGATCAGCGTCACCCAGAAGGAGCAGATGGTTTCCGGGCACACCACGTTCGGGACGGTCCTGGATAGCCTCCTGGGGAGGCTCACGAAGCGCACGAAGGGTATCGTGGGGCTCGCTACTACGAGCGGTACCGGTGTGCGCCCGAACCCTCCCGTGTCGAAGAACTGGCCCGTCCCACCCCAGGGACTAACGGGATCCACTAGGGCTGTGGTCGGCCAGAACGGGTGGCCTACCGCAGTCGTGGAGCTCCAGTGGGGGAAAGTGGATGCCGACGCCCTGGGAACGAAGGTGGATGTCACCGGCTATGAGGTCTCATGGCAGAACGTGAAGCTTACTGCGGAGCGCTCCGGCTCGTACGTGACGAAGGGTGCGGAGGCCACTACTGCGGCTATTGCGCCGCTCGAGGTGGGGGTGGAGTACCGGTTCTGGGTGCGGGCCCAGACACAGGATGGCGTAGGGGCGTGGTCTCAGCCGCTCATGATCACGACCGCCACGGACGTGACGCCACCACCGGTGCCGCCTCAGCCGCGCCTGTCACAGACTCTCGGTGTGCTTAACGTGGGCTGGCTGATGATCGGCGAGAACGGCGAGGGTATGCCCGCTGACTTTGCGGGCGCTGAGGTGAGCGTGCAGCTCCCAGGTGTGGCGCCCGGCGTGTTCAGTACTATGCCCGCCCCGGTGCAGCGGATCTCATTGGCTGGGTTGGAGATGCGCGAGTATGAGGTGTGTATGCGCACCTACGACCGCGCCGGAAACAGGTCGACATGGGGCAAGCCGTCCACCATCACCCTCAAGCAGAACATCGACGCCGACGCCATCGCGAAGCAGGTCGAGGACAAGCTCAAGGGTAGTGACGCCATGCAGCAGGCGGCCCGTGAAGGCACCTTGAAGGAGATGCGTCACCTGACGGATGCGATGACTCAGGTGGCTACAAACCTTGTCTCGTCTGGACCCGTGCCGCCGGATAGTGGGACAATTGGCTCTAGCATGTGGATTGCCCCTGATGGGCGGATCTTTGTCCTCAGGGCGGAAGGAGACAGGTAGTGCAGCCTTATAGTGCAGCGAAACAGTGGAGGGACGGCTTCGGCGCGAACGAGACTCGCATCACCGCGGCTGACCTGACGCATATTGAGGACGGGATCAGTGCCGCCACCCAGGGGGTGACCAACCTAGAGACGAAGGTTGACGGCCAGCCCGCTGAGATCATGAAGCAGGTCCAGTCGATCGCTGAGGGCATCAAGTCTCTCGTGAACAAGGTGACTCCGATCGGCACGATCATGATGTACGGGGCGGAGAGGGACCCGGAGGGGTGGATGCGCTGCGATGGCCGCCTCCTTGACCGGAACACTTACGCGAAGCTGTACTCCGTGATTGGCCTGACCTACGGGTCTACCACTGTCAGTAACTTCCGCATCCCCGACATTCGAGAGCGGTCCGTTGTCGGAACTGGCGACGGCAGTAAGTACAACATCGGCAACAAGGGCGGTAACACGACCATCACCCTGTCTATTAACCAGATGCCCGCGCACACTCACGATATTGGCGAGGTCGCTGACTCTACGCGCCGGTTCCAGTCCCGCACCGCCGAGCAGGACATCGGTATCGGCTCATCTGGCTATACCTACCTGACGTCTACTGGAAGCAATCGGGGCGACCGTAGCCCGATTGCAACGTCGGTCGGTGGCTCCCAGCCCATTGACCTCCGGGACCCGTACTTCGGGCTTCCCTACATCATTAGGGTGTCCTGATGCCTGGGCCCACTAAGCCGTTTCTCTCCCCTGAGGGTGCGCGGGGTGGTCAGTACGTAACCGTCCCGGCGTTTGCCTCCCCTGGGCACTCCTCGCCGTCTAACACTAGGGACGCCCCTGGGTCGACGATTGTCTACTCCCCGAAGGGGTGGCGGTGGGAGGAGGCCGGGGACGACTACTCCAAGACAGTCTCCAAACTCACGGCCGCCACGATGGAGTCGGCGGTACGCCGCATCAAGACGTCCATGGGTGAGGTGTTCTATATTCGTGGCACCTCTGACACTGTGCCGCCTTTCGGGGGATCCTCAGTGGGGGATACGTGCCGTGTCCAGGATGCCCAGACCCTCGACATTGTTGCCGAGTGGAAGTGGGATGGCGCTACCTGGGAGCGCATGCGGGTCACGAGCGAGCAGATCAGCAACCTCGACGTGGGGAAACTGACCGCAGGCGCCGCCAACATCGCCGAGATCACGGCCCGGAAGATCGCCTCCGACGTCGGCCGCTTCCTGGAGATCACCACCGACCAGCTCACAGTCACCGGCAACGCCAGCTTCGTGAACGCGACCGCCCACCACGTGTGGAGCGCGATCGTGACAGCCGGAGAGGGAGAGTTCGAACGGATCAAAGCCGGAATGTTGGACGCCAACTCAGTGAACGCCTCCAACATTCAGGGTGGCGCGATCGACGGCCAGGTAATCACCGGAGCCACGATCCAGACATCCAAGCGAAACAACGACGGCATCAAGGTCGACCCGTGGGGGATCCGTGCCTACAGGCCCAACGGCCGGGTAGCGTTCTCCGTCGACGCCGCCACGGGCGGCGTGTACGTTGACGGGGACGTCGGCATCACCGACTCCTGGTCCAAGGCCCGGTTCGTGGACATTATCGAGCAGCTGTCCGGTAACGACGTGGGCCAGCGGGGCGACCGGTGGGGTGTCGGCCTGGAGATGAACAGGCTCTCCTCGCCCTACAAGTACTCCGCCCTGGTGACGTTCAAGGAGGACCCCACCAATCGGGGCGGGATCCTGTACTTCCAGGCCCCGTCCAACTCGGACAACGGCACCCCGAACATGCGCCTGTCCGTCACTGGACTTCAGGTGTACGGCGGGAAGACTGTCAACTGGAGCATGAGCGCGTCTAACTCGGGCTTCCAGGGAGGCGCCGCGGGCAAGGCGTCGATCTCGGTCAACAACTATTCCTCTAGTATCGGCATGAACGGGGAGATCCCGCTCATGGTAGAGCGTAACGGCTGCCACATCCGACCCTTCGGTGACCGTTGGAAGGGCTTCTGGGTAAACAACAACGCAACCATTATGGGGTGGGCGTCCCAGAAGCAGGCCATCGTTGATAATGACGGCTTCCGGGCGGTAGGTGGGAAGACGTTCATTATGCGCGTCCCCGGTGAGTGGCAGAAGCGGCAGAAGATGCTCCAGCACTGCTGTACCGAGTCACCGTACGACGGCATCGAGTACTGGGAGAACGTGACCCTGGACGGCTGCGGCCGAGCCACGTGGGTGCTCCCGGACTATGTGCCCAAGATCGCCTCCCCCGCCGCGCCCTGGGTGGCGTTCACGTCATCCAAGGCTGTCGCAGTCATCAATCGCACCGGCTATGGCGTGGACGCGGAGCCTTGGACAGTGGACATCTTCGGCAAGCCCGGTGAGGTGGTCGGCGTCCTCGTGAAGGGTGCACGTCAGATCGACGACTGGGACCCGGACACAGACGTCGTAAAGCTGCGGGACCGGGCGGTAGAGTCCGTGTGGGTAGACCCGCCGCTCCCCTCCCCCTCCGGAGAGGAAAATGACGTACCCCGTGATGAGTGGGGTGTAGCAATTCCACCTAAGGACTGGAAACCTGAAGGAGACAACGATGGAAACGCAGAGCACGCAAGTTGATGCGATCGCCGTGATCGATGCACTCACCTATGAGATCGCCGCCGCCACCCGACGCGCTGTCGTGGCCGAGCAGCGAGCTGCAGCGCTGGAGGCCGAGCTGGCCGCCGCAACTAGCACTAAGGAGAGCAAGTGACCGTAGGATCCGTTACTGCCGAGATCGCTCGGCGAATCTGCGACAGCGAGAACGTCGGCTACAGCCAGCCCGAGCGTCGGTCGTGGTACGCCGCCGCGGACGTGCACGGCCGGGTGTCCAGTCCTCAGAACGCGGACTGCTCCAGTCTGGCGTGCGGGGCCATCTCCTATGGCATCCACCACACCTACGGGGTGCCGTGGGGTCACGCCGCCCTCCTGGAGATCAACGACTACTGGACCGGCAACATGCGCCAGGGCATGGAGTCGCACGGCTTCAACGAGGTCCCGTGGAATGACTCGGACCTCACCCCTGCCGGTGGCTTCCAGGTTGGTGACATTATCCTGTCGGCCGCGAATGAGGGTGGTGTCGGCCATGTCGTGATCGCCGTTGAGGGCGGCGGTGACCCGCTCGTGTCTGAGGCGTGGATCGCCGAGGATGGCAGCATCGACGGCTACGCAGGTGACAGTACCGGCGGCGAGACGCGCACTGTCCGCTACGGCAGCCATCCGCACACGCAGGCTGGCCGGTGGACGTCCTGTCACCGGTTCAGTGAGGCGAAGTTCTTCCAGCAGTGGCCGCAGTTCAAGGGTGGCGCACAGCCCGCTCCGGCTAAGTCCTCTCCTGCTCCCCAAGGTGCGCCTCAGCACGCCCACGGGATTGACGTCTCCAGCCATCAGGCGGGCCTGAACATCCCCGCCATCTGGGCGGATTTCGTGATCGTGAAGGCCACCGAGGATGACGACTATGTGAACCCCTACATGGTGTCTCAGGCCAACGCCACCCTGGGTGCTTCGAAGCGCCTCGGCTTCTACCACTTCGCCCGCCCCGGTGACGCTGCGGCCCAGGCGCGCATGTTCGTGGCTACGGTCGGGTCGTTCCGCAGCAAGGCCACCCTGTGGTTGGACTGGGAGGACAATGCGGTAGCACAGGGGCCGGGCTGGGCGAAGGCTTTCTTGGATACTGTGAAGCAGCTGACGGGTTCCACACCGGGCATCTACATGAACGACTCCGCGCTCAATGGCTACGACTGGACTGCCGTGGCCGCCCAGTACCCGCTATGGTATGCGGACCCAGAAAACTACAACACCGTCTACATGGGCTACATCGACCCGGCGGTTCCGAGCGTCCCATACTGGGGGCAGCCGATCGTCCACCAGTACTCCCAGTATGGGCAGTTGCCCGGCTACAACGGGAACCTCGACTTTGATCGCCTGCGTGACCGGGCTGCCTGGGACCGGATGATCAACGGGCAGGCCCCAGCGCCCGCCCCAGCACCACAGACGGGGAACCTCGTCGTGGACGGCGAGTACGGCCCCGCCACCGTGAACAAGCTCATCCAGGTGTTCGCCCCCGGATACTCAGAGGTGTACGCCATCGCCAACCTGCGACGCTACCTAAACAAGACCGTCCCGGAGGCGTCCCAGAAGCAGCTCACCGGCTCCGGTAGGCTCCCCGAGGACCGGGGCTGGGACTCCCAGGCGATCAAGGTGTTCCAGTACTGGGCTTGGTGCTGGGTGAGGCCTGTCGCTGGTTCCACGTGGAACGAGTTCGCCCCCGGCTGGAGCTTCGGCGACTACATTGACGGCGAGGCGGGAGAGGCCACGTGGGCTGCCCTTCAGGAGGCTCTGAACCGTTCGAGACCGGGCTCATTCCGGCTGATGTGACCACGAACCACGGGCGACGGTAGACTAGAGGGTAGGGCAGAAGTCCTGCCCTCTAGTGTTATGTGGAAGGGGTTTTATGAGCGTTTACGCTTCTCCCTCATTCTGGTCCGGCCTCGGTGATCGCGCCATCAAGACGTTCGCCCAGTCGCTTCTGGCTGCCGTCACCGTCGGTGTTGGGGTCCTCGACCTGGACTGGAAGGGCGCCCTTGGTATCGCCGCCACCGCGGTTATCGCCAGTGTCCTGACTTCCTTCGCCGACCCGAAGGAGGCTGATAAGGCGGTCGCTACCGCTGAGGCTGAGTACACTCCCCGCCACGCGAGCTGAGTGAGCGGTGCAGCCGGTAGAGAGCGCCCTGCCGATAGGGCAGATCCTCACATCACCTGACTTGATTGCGGCCACGGTCGCTCTACTGGCTGCACTGGTGGCTCGCCTGACAAGCAAGCTGAAGAGCCAGCAGAAGCTAACTGAAGAGCGCATGGACCGCATGAGTGTCCATGTCGCCCGCGCTGCGGACGCCGCCGAATCCGCCTCGGAAGGGGTGCACAACAACCACGCCGTCAACCTGCGAGATGACCTTGATATGCGATTCGATGACCTGACCAAGAAGATGGATGTTCTGGCCGACGCCGTGGGCGCACTCAGGGAGAGTGTTGCTGATCAGTCGCGCCGCATTCAGGGGCTTGAGGGGCAGGTTGAGGGTGTCCGCAATGACGCTAGGGTTGACAGGACTCACCTCTACTCCGAGGTATCCAGCCTTCATGATCGAATTGATAGAGTGAAGGATGTAACAGGTCGGCATCAGGAGGCTTCATGAGTGGCGGTTACGCAAGAATTACTGGGCGCATAGTCGGCCCCGAAGGGCTCGGGCGCATGGGACGCGTCGAGTTCATCCCCATAGGCCAGTATCGCGCAGTCGAGGAGGACGGGGGGCAGGCCGCCATATACCACTACGCCGCCGCCCGTCTATCCTCCGACGGCTACTTGACTAGTGCCCGTGAAGAGCGGTTCATTCAGCTTGCCGCCCCCGAGACTCTTCCCGATGGCGAGATGAACTACCGGGTCATCATTGACATCCCCGGCGATTTCGGCGGAAGGCGCGGATACCTGGCTCACATCACCGCCGGAACCACTGTTGACCTTGTAGACATTATTCGTGGGAGGGTGGTCACAGACGTGACACCACCGCCCTCCCCCAGCCCCCTGGTCCGCGTCAATGACCAGGGGAACCTAGAAGCAGTGAACCCAGCAGACGTAATCGACGCCGGGGATGGAATATTGAAATGGAGGGATGGTCTTGGCTGACCTTACCTGGTATTCGAAGACGCGCGCCGATCAGGTGTTCGCCACTAAGGAGGAGGTGACGCAGCTACGCCAGGACACGGAGAAGCGCCTACCGGACACCTCAACATTGGCGAAGAAGTCGGAGATGACGGAGGCCGACCTGGCACTTGGAGGCCGGATAGACGCCGTGAAGGCGACAGCTGAGGCTGCCGTCCCCCGCACGGAAGCAGCATCTACGTACGCCACTAAGGAGGAGGCTCAGGCTGAGAGCGCCCGCCTCACCCGGAGCATCGACAGCGTCCGCAGTGCAGCGGAGGCGGCGGCAACGAAAACTGAGCTCACAGAATACGCCACCACGTCATCAGTGGCCTCCACCTACGCCACGAAAGAATCACTGTCAGGCTATCTGAAAACTGATGCAGCCGCAGAACGGTACGCCACCAAGGAGGCACTGGCACAGGCGCAGCTCGGTGGTGGCGCACAGGCCCCAGACCTTTCCGAGTTCGCAACGAAGGCAGACGTGAGGCGGGGTGACGATGCTCTTGGGTCGCGCATAGATGGGGTCAAGGCCACTGCAGATGCGGCTCTCCCTAAGGATTCTGCGGCCGCCACGTATGCCACTAAGTCGGACTTGGCCGGAGTCCGTGCCGCCATCCCGCAGGTTCCTCCACCCCAGGACCTGTCCCCCTACCTCCGTTCAGCCGACGCTGCCAGCACCTACGCACCCAAGGCGTCCCTGTCTGATTATGTCACCCGCTCCGACGCCGATCAGCTGTACGCCTCCAACGACAACCTTCAGCGCGAACTGGGGCAGAAGGCTGGCCTGGCGGACCTGAACGACGTGTCCCGCAAGGTCGACTCCCTCGGGGCCGCGCTCTCGCCGTTCAAGCCTGGGGAGCGTTACTACTCCCCGGTGACGTATTTCTGGCCCGATTACTACGATGATGGCAAGCCTGAAAAGACGTCGAAGTGGGCGCAGATCCTGAAGTTCGCCGGCTCCCTCGGCATCGTCATCCTGAACCGCAACAGCGGCAACTGGGATGAGTTCAACGTCGACTTCAAGAAGCAGGCCGAGCTGGCGCTCGCCGCTGGCGCGAAGCGGGCCGTGTTCTATGTGAAGACCCAGTACCTCGCCGCAACCCTCCCGGCCGGTGACCCTGGGCGCAACAATGTGCCCGACGTCGACAAGTACACGGAGGCCTACATCCTCTCCCAGATTGAGAAGGCGAAGACCCAGTACGGGGACGTCTGCCAGGGCGTGTTCCTCGATGAGGTAATCACCGGCTGGGGCACACAGGCCGGCCGCATCCCCACCTACAAGTCCCTGATCGACAAGATCCGCGCCAAGTACGGCAAGGACTTCCTCATCGTCGTCAACTCTGGCGCGAACATCTCTGAGGACATGTGCAAGCTCGACTTCGACGTGTGCATGATGTTCGAGAAGGACGCTGCGGCGTTCCTGAACGAGGACCCCGGTACCCCGATTCTCCCGGATCACATGAAGGCGTACCCGTCCACGCGCTGGTGGGCTGTCGTCCATGGGGTGACGTCGGAGAACTACCGGAAGGTGTTCGACAAGGCCGACTCCCTCGGTATTGCGCACTTGTACATCACGGATGGGCAGTTGCGCGAGGATCCGCAGCAGGGCGGCCAGTGGGAGCCTATAGGCGACCCCTACGCGAACCCGCCGTCGAGTCACATCCTTGAGCTCGTGGTTCCGTGGCTGAAGGGCTACCTCCCGCTGAAGCTGGAGGTCGACGAGCTTCGTTCCCGCCCCGTGGTCCTCTCACTCGGTAAGCACGAGGCGATCCCGGCCGGGACGCCCGCAGGAACGATCATCGTCAGGAAGGAAGCGTAGTGGCAGACAGTATCCTCCCCGACCTCGGGGACTGGTGGTGGTCCAAGGGGAAGAGGCAGGGCACCTCGGTGTACCTGAACGCCGGCGCCTCGACCACCCCATACGACGGCGCAGCCGTGCCCGTAGGGTCGCGCAGGTTCACGTTTGAGGTCACCTACACCTCGGGCGACCAGGGCCGTATTGATGTTCGGGTGAACTGGTTCAATGACGCCAAGGTGAAGGTGGCGGGTCCTTTTGATGTCAAGACCTTCGACCTGCCCCCCGCCCAGGCGGGGACGACCCTGCTGGAGGTGGACCTTCCGGCCGACCCCAGACCGAGGTGGCTCCCGTCCCTGCTCGTGCCGGCCGGTGCCCACGACATCCTCATCCACTCGTTGAAGGTCTACGAGACCCCCGCCTCTCAGGGGCCGACGACTACCGTGTGGAACGGCGCGGACGAGATCGGGGTCGTCGTAACCGTGTGGGACGGCGCCAACGAGATCCCAGCTACTGTCGAGATTCAGGCTTAAGGAGAGATATGGCAGATGAGAAGACCGGATACTGTGGGCCGTCGCAGGTGACGATCAACATCGGCACGTCCGGCGTCAAGATCAACGACGAGGGCAAGCCTCAGGCGGGCCTGGACCCGGCCCAGTACGTGACCCGGAAGGACTTCCTGGACGCACTGGAGCTGCGGCCCACACGAGATCAGGTAGAGACCCAGATTGCTGGCGTCCGCTCGGATGCTGCGAATGCTTCCGCAGCTTCGGTTGTGGCTAAGGCTGCTGCGGAGGAGGCTCGGTCACGGGCGGGGTCGGCTGACAGCGCGTCGTCAGAAGCGTCCGCCAAGGTGAACGCCCTCTCGGCCACGGTGGCGGCCACCCCGCGCCTGCTGCGCCTGGACCGCGAGGCCCTCGTGCCGGAGGGGACGCCGGTCGGTACGATCATCGTGCGCCCAGCCGCCCCGATCAGCTCTGGCGAGAACTCGTTCCCGCCCGTGACCGAGTGGCCCGGTGTCACCGCCGCCCCGGCCGGCGACGGGGTCATCGTTGACAAGGAGCACACCCCGCTCCACCCGGCGCCGGAGCAGATGCGCTCGGCGAAGGGGACGTGGGACATCGAGATCCGCTACTCCTACCACGGATCCGGTGAGGGCGATGAGGAGGCCCTGGTGCCTCTGCGTATCGGGCGCCTGTGGGCCGCTGAGGACCTGATTGAGGTGCGCCGTGGAGAGGAGTTCGTGAAGTTCCGAGCGTTCCCGGGGGACAACAAGCTCTACAAGGCGAAGATCACGCCGATGGACGTCGACAAGCACATCGGCATGTTCAAGTTTGCCGAGAAGTGGGGCCCCTTCATCGAGTCCCACACTCCCGGCGGCGTGCCAGTCGTGATCCACGACATCAAGGTCACGAAGGCTGCCTAAGACGCTACAAGCCCCCCACCTGTACCAAGCCGGTTACAGGCGGGGGGCTTGTGTTTCACGTGAAACCTAGGAGTAGAGCTCCCAGGCGGAGGCGTTTCCTCCCTGGGCCTCGAAGGTGAGGATTGCGGGCTTGGTGGAGTCGCCGCTGATGTTGGTCCACCAATCCGAGCCGCGGTCGGCGGAGGGGCAGGAGATGACCCAACGAGAGTCCCCAACCTGGCTGACACCGAAGTTGTGCCAGTGCCCGTGCACGAGGATCCTGGCGTCGTAGAGGCCGCTCCTGCGGCCGAACGCGAGGTCCCTGAACCAAGTGGGCACCTTGCTCTGCGAGCCCGCCAGGTGGCCGTGTGTGAAGCCGATGCGGGTCCCGTCCGCAGCGGCCACGGTGACGGCCTCCTCCCACTTCTCGGGACGGTGGAAGGTGACGTGCTCATAGCCGGGGCGGCCAGCGATGATGTACTCAATGTTGTAGGAGATCATAATGCCGAAGTCGTCGTCCGGGGCGTTGGCGCGGGAGCTCTTCCCCGTGCCGGTCCTCACGGCGCAGTGATTCGAGGGGACGGCCACGTAGTACAGGGACTCACACAGTGGAGCGAAGACATGTACGGCTTCGGCGTAGAGGCGCTGCACGGTGCGGATCTGGTCGGTTAGGGAGAGGTCGTTGGTCTGGGCCTGACTGGCGACGTTCCAGAAGCCCTCAGTGCTGTCTCCGACATCGGCGATGATGATGCGCTTGTATGGATCCCTGAAGCGGATGTCGTCCGCGATGTCGCGGATGGCTCTACGGACTAGGCGGACCGTGTCCTCTGTGCCGCCGCCACTCCCGCAGTTGTGGGTGAGAGTCAGCTCGCGACCGGCCAGATACTCGCCGCCCTCGACAGTGATGCACTGAGCCATTCCACGCCCGGCGGGAACGACGTCGATCACGGACAGGCGATGATCCCTACGCTCTGTAGAGAGGCGCTGATTGACCGCCTTCCTCTGGAGGCGGAACATAGGGCGCTCGGCGCGGAACTGGATTCTCCAGAACTGCTTGCACTGCACGTCCCCATAGTGTCCGATGGCGGTAGTAACCTTCGGAGCCACTCCCTCCAAATGAAGGAGCGCGAGGACTCCGTCAATGACGGCCTTGTTCGTGTTGCTGAACTCGATGGCTCCGCTTCGAGGGCTGCAATACCCGTCGGAGTCCATGAGTCCTTGGAGTAGTGCCAGGCGTTGCCCGGAGGACGCCCGCAGATACGCCTCCGGGATGTGCTTGTTTCCCTTAAGGCCCGCTAGCCGGAGGTCTCTGGTCAGACCGTCCACGATCACGGCGCAGATGTTTTCGCGGGACTTGATCTCGTGTCCAAGCGTGAGCAAGTGATCGCGGTCCACGGTCCCCTTGGCGATGGTTCCGGAATTCTTGTCCCCACCTCCGAGCCAGAATCCGAGGATGTAGGGGTCGATGGGGAGCTCCGCTTCGGGGAGCTCGACGGGCTGATGTGCCCACACCTTGAAGGGACGGATGCTGGCGCACCTCATTCGGGTAATCTTGGCGATCTCCTTAGTGGTGAGAGTCACCTCCCGATCCTCCCACGTAGACGTGTCTCCTGTGGGATGCATGCGGCGGCGGCCGCTCCAGAGGTGGCCCGACGTGGCCCGCAGGGTGCGGCCTTCCGGGAACACGACGTCGAATAGATCCTGCTCGGTCGAGCCGGTCACCGCGAGGATGCGCTTCGGCTTACCGTCCCGCCCGTAGACGGACATGCCGGGCCGGAGATCGCCGTGCCGCTTCCACCCCCCAGTCGTCAGAACCGGAGTCGAATCTTCTAACGCTTTGCCCACCTGGAAGTCCGCGAGGCAGACCACAAGGGTGTCTTCGTCGTCCTTTACGATCGGGGTGGGCTTCGGCAGGAGGGGCTCCCGGAAGACCGACTCTAGATCCTCGTAGGAGAGGCGTCTGGCTTCAGCCATCTCGACTGCCCCAGGCTTCCAGGTGATCTTCTCATAGGAGCCGTCGGGTAGGCGTATGGTCTTCCCCCGCTGGACGATTGCGTCAACGGGGACGTCGCTGAAGAATGCATCGTTCCCCTCGTTGGGGGAGCCGCGTCTCTTGAGCTTGGCACGGTGGCGCCTCACGGACGACTCGGAGGTGTTGTGCTTCTCGGCGAGTTCAACGTTTGTGAGCCGTTGATCCTCCGGGAGGAGGTCGTTCTCGATGATCGCTTCATCAAGGGGGGTCATGCGTGTTGTGTCTTTCTGTCCTTGGGTGCGGCTGGGGGGCCCCGGGCGCCGTGGGGGCTGCCGATGCCATTCGCGGAGTGGATCAGGACATATACGAAAACAGAGAGGCATTTCCGATACCGATCACCAAGGATATGGTGATCTGTGGGCATGGTGAGGCGCAGATCCATTTTGAGAAAATCATCCGCCTGCGTCCGCAGGTACTGTCTATGGATGCCGGAAACGGCCATGCACGCTGTCACAACGAGC